ATCCCAACACTAAAGGTCTTATATTTCTAGGTAGCCATGAGGATTGTTGATTATCTGATTGCCATCTTTTAGTGATTTCTTGCTCAATTAAAGCCTCTTGTTCTTGGATAATTTTTTGCATCTCGTTTTTGAGTTGCATTTTCTCCTCTGTGCTTGTGATACATTCATCAATAATTGTGTCAGCTTTACCAAGCAATCCACTTAAAATAGTTCCTAATATAGCCATATAGCATCTGGTTTGTCATTATCTGTGTCGCAATGAATAAAAGTCTTAGCTATGCCAATTCGAGTAAATCCAGCCATTATAAGAGCATTAACTATCTTTTGTCTAGTATTACTATCATTACAAGCTAAATCACTTGCTAATCCCTTTAAATGGCTTGAATTAGAAACTCCTCCAACTCTTTTATTTGTTTCCTCACTTCTCCATCCACTTGTTATCTTAAATGGTATTCCAGCAATATCTCTAGCCTTATCTAATTTTAATAAAAAGTCCATTTTCATATTCTTGCCAGTTCCTGGAGCATCATCAAACTCTTCTAGTTTAAAGTATTTTAATGCCATTGATTTATCTAATTTTTTTAAACTCTCTTTCCAAGTTTCAAGTTTCATATCCATTATCCTTGACCTCTTGATTTAGATTTATAACCATTTTGACCTTTTGAGGCATTTTTAGAATGAACTCCCTTGCGTTTTCTTTTTGTTTGCTTGACAAAGTTTACTATATTTTTTTTGCTCATTTCTTATTATTTCTATTATAAATAAATTTATCCGTTGTATATATTATTGACATCAATAATAGAACTATTTTTAATACAATCTCAACATCTGCTAAACTTACAAAAGTGAATATTGATGTATTTACAAATAATACGTCTGCTGTTTCTTTTATTATTTTCATAATCTTGGATCGTAACTTAAATATATTTCTACATCTCCATAAAACTTGTCAGAACTAGATGCATATTCTCCAGTCTTTTTTATTGTTGGAAATATTACATTGCCCTCATCTAAAGTGTAAGGAGTTGTATATACTCTATTGAATACATAGTTTTGGTCGTTTTGTGATGTTGCCTCTAATTTATCTATAAGAGATATTGTTTGATTTTTAGAATCATTTGCATCAGTAGGCATATCCCATAAAGAGAAAGTAAAATTGTGTCCAGTTGTTGCATTTGTACTAAAATTATATATTATTTTTTCAATAATAGCACCACCAGTAGGAGCAATAAAAAAGCCATATTGACTAGTCCATCTATTAGGCTTTGAATCGCCATCGGATAAAACTGCACCAGCATTAATATTAAAGTTCCATTGACTAAAATTAGGCAAAACATCGTTTCCATGTGTGTTGTCAGTCATATAACAATGGCAATGAGCATTGACTCTTTTTCTAAATAGTGAATCGTACTTGTATTCCCTATCTAAAATGACAATACTACCAGCTGGAATAAGTTGTGAAACGGTAGTTGATGCAAAGGTCAATCTATTAGAATTAAAATTGACATTCCCATTTAACGTGATTTGTATTGGCTGACCAGTATCAGCACATATAACATAAATAATATCGTCTGCTACTAAAAGAGTATTAGTTCCACTTGTAGGAATTATATCAATAGATGAAATTGTCAATGATGTTGTGTCACTACTCGTAACTGCAACGCTCTCTCCTCTTAAATAATTGTTAATCCTTGCCATTTACCAAAGTTCAAATTCTTGAGCTGCTGGTAATATATTTAAATTACCAACTACTATTGTTTGTGTATTTCCACTTAAATCTATTCCGTACCATTCGCCACTCCAAGTGTCCTCATTAGCATTATAAGTAACTTGATAAGGAATGTAAGGAGTTCCATCTATATTAATTCCATTTAAATAATGTAATATTTGACCACTAATTGTCTTGATATTTCCGTTAAATACCTTAGCTCCACTCATCTGTCCTTTTAATACCTCCTCAACAAGTAATTGAGTAAACTCAACACCAGTTCCAGTATTATAGGCTTTCCATGTTGCATTCGTTCCACTATCCCAACTTGATGTTGTATAGTTATATGTTTCAATTCTGCCGACCGCTCCACTTGTAGGACCAGTTCCAATAAATAGCTCAGGAATTTCAAACTTAACACCATTATCAATCGTTGTTCCTCCGGGTGAGTTGTAAGCTCTAAAATACTTTTTAATGACTACCTCATTATCTATTAAATATTTTATTCCTTGCTCTTCACTTAATTCTGGAGCAGAATAAATTAAAATGTCATCCTCATTAGTAGTGGTCGTTGTTTCTGTAATTTCTATTTGACTATTTATAGCTAAAGCACTTATATAGTTATTATAGTATGCTTGACTATATATTTCTAAAAATAACTCTCCATCTGCTGGTAGCTCTTCAGTTTGTAGGTTAATGTTTACCGTTGAAACTCCAGGACTATAATTGTCATTTAAATATACTGGACCTATTGGAGAACCAGTTGTTGTAAAGAAATCCGATGTAGTCCATTGATTAGGAACTAAAGATGAAATAGGACAATAGTAAGTAGTTGCATCCGTTACAAGTTTAAATCTTGCACTTATTCTCACTTCTACTTTTTCATTTGCTCCAGAAACATCAGTAAAAGTCAAATTATTAACTCTGTTAACTTGTATATCTCTATTAAATAAAATACTTGATCCAGTAACTTGAGTAACATTACCTAAAGAAATGATTAGTCTATCACTTGCAGAATTATTTATTGAATAACTAGAGCCAGTATATGTATTGCCATTATATATAAATCCATTCCAAATAGCTATTTCATTTGATTGGCTTTGATATGCTGTTCCAGTATCTCCATCAATATAGTAGTAATAAAATGGCATATCAAAACTCTGTAAATGGTTGTAATATGTCTCAACACTTCTCAAAATAGGTAAGAAATCAAAGTCAGCATTATATCTTTTCTTTGTTGTACCCTCTGTCAAGTTTAAAGAAGTTGATCCATAACTTGCTGGAGTTGTTACACTATTTTTGTTGTAAGTTCTAAAATAGTGTGTACTTGGAGAAGTCCAATCGTCATAATTATTGACTTGTATTAAGTTCCATCGACCAGCCGACATAAAACATCTCATTCCCCATGCTTTGCAAATATTGTCTAATAATGTGAATGAGTCTTTATATTTTTTAGAGCCGTCATCATCAACCTCAACAAAAGCCATAAAATTAAACCTACTAGCAACTAAAGGATCACGACTATCTGTACTTGTCATTTCATCAGTAGTCCAATCAACAGAAGTCCAAATAAATGTTGGAGAAGTATCTGACCAGTAGTTTGTAGATGTTGCTATTTGATTAATAAAAGCATTTCTAAAATATACTATTGTTTGATATGATGTAGGATTTATGTATGGTATATTTGTATTAAAAGCAATATCTTTTAAAGGAGCTAAACCACAAACGGCTGTCAATGATACTCTTCTTGGATAAGCAATGTCCTCCTCTGGAGATATATCATTTAATAATAATCCAGCCCAATACAAAGAATAACTAACATCGTTAGAACTACTATAAATCCCTATGTCATAATCTCCATAAGCCGAACTCCTAATCTCATTGATGACTGATTGCTCTCCATTTTGAGTTATTAATACATCTAACTTAACCTCTGAGGGTATTAATCCAGTAAATCTATTATTATCGTCAGTTTGATAAGTTAGGCTAAATCCATCAGCTCCTAAATCTGGAGTAAATAGTGTGGCACTTGTAGAATTATTGTCATATATTTCTACTCTGTAATAAGTTCCGTTATCACTTTGGAAACTACACTCAAATCGTTTATCTCTTGCCATTAGTAACCTCTTGTTCTATTTCTGTTATTTCTTGCTCTATCTGAACTTAGTAATATATCAGCTCCACTTATTGTACCAAATACTTCTGTAGAGCCTCCAGTATTTATCATTGATTTTAGTCCTACTCCTCCACCTACAGAATTAGCATTAACATTACCTACTCCTCCTAATACATCTCCTATACCAGCTAATCCACCTATATTCTTTAATCCCATCATAGCACCTATACCAGTACCTCCTAGTAAAGCATTTAGTATAAGCATAGCAGCTATCTGAGCTAACATTGCTTTTAATGCTTGTTTAGCACCCTCTAAGAATGATTTAAAGAAGCCTTCTTGACTTTGTAATGCTTGAGCAAATACTCCTTGTATTACATTACCAAAACTCATAAAGCTCTGATTTATGTCGTTAGCTACAATATCCATAGAAGATAATCCCTCTTGAAACTCTTCTAAAACTGGTGTAAGTTCTTTTAATTTTTTTAATTCTACATTAGTAGCTTTTATTGGCTCAATAAAATTAAAGGAAAAATTAGGGTCTGGAGTTCTTTCAGTAGGTTTTTTAGGCGTTGTAGTAGGTACAAATGGAGCAATAGGCTCAAAATCTCCTACTACTTCATTATAATCCTCGTATTCTTTTTGTAAGTCTCTGAATCTATTTACAAGATATAAAACAGCTGCACCAGCAGCAGCTATTGCAATAGTTATTGGATTAATTGCAGCTACAAAACTTACAGCTAAAGGTATTAATGTAGTCAATGTAGTTACTAAACTACCAAACACAATTAACAAAGGACCAACAGCAGCAACTATAGCTCCATATTTTACTATGTTCTTTTTTTGTTCTTCTGTTAGATTGCTTAATGCCTTTGATACTTTTTGTAAACCTTTTGTTAAAGGGTCTATAAATTCTAGTATAATCTCTCCAAACTTTTCAGATACATCTCCTAATTCGTTTTTAAGCTGTTGTAATGGTCCTAAACCTTCTTTAGCTATTGCCTTTGCTTGTCCTTGAAATTTTCTCGTTAAAGTTTCCGTAAGTTTTACAGCTTTTTCTTGTGCTGTCATTGCTGGATTTAATCCAGTGTCAAAGTATCTTTTAAGAGCATCAGTAGAAGTTCCTATAGTTTTACCTACTAATGAAGCTGCTGTTGCTAAATCAAGTTTCATACCAGTAGCAAAATCTTGCAAGGCTGGAGTAATCATTAAAATCTGACTCTCTGTTAATCCTAACTGTGCTAGAAATGATTGAGCTTGTAAAGTAGCCTCATCTCCAAATATTGTAACCTTTTGTAATTCCCTAGCTTGTTCAGCTAAGTTAGCAAATGCTTCTGCATTGTTTCCTAGTGCAGTTCTTAACGATGTCTCTGCTTTTATCTGTTCATCAAATGCTTTAACACTTGCAGCTCCAAAAGCTAAAATAGGTAAAGTAAGTCCAGTAGAAATAGTACGTCCTAAAGACTTCATATTATTACCAAACTTTTTCATTGACCTCATCGACTTCTTGAGGTTACTCTGAAACTGCTTATCGTTTAATGATAATTTTATACTTAAATTTTTCTCAGCCATTTTTCTTATTTAGCAAATCATATTTCTTTTTAATATACTCAGCCCTTTTTCTTTGTTTGTCGATGTCGGTTTTAACTTCTTTTTTCTCCCAGTCAAACTTAATAAGTTTCTCTGGAGTTAAGGATTGACCTTTCTTAGTATGTGGCTGTAAGTTACAACACGCCAACCAGCGTACTCTTTCCCACTCAAACCTTTGCTCTAATTCAAACCTATCATTCCTACCCTTTTGAATACAGAAGAACTCGTGAAATGTTAGCTCCCAAAATTGACTAGGTAAAAGTCCTAGACCGTATGCAACAGCCTCTAAACTATCCCAATTTATTTCTTTGTTTTCGCCACTTTCTTCGTGGCTTGGTCGTTTCCCTCAGATTCAAATTTAGCTGTAAATTGATTGCTAAATATTTCTAGCACGTTATTTAAAGCGTTAAAATCCTCATCTAATAAGTCTGCGACATCATCAACATTTAAAGAACATTCAACCCCACTAACTCTAGCTCCGTCTTTTAAACCAGCTAAAATCAACTGACAAGCATCATCTAAACTCATTCCCTCTCCTAACTTGTCTAAGTCTTGTAAACTTCTATTCGTTGCCTTAGTAAAGTTTCTTAAACTATTCATCCCAAATCTAACTGGGTAATCTTTTCCGTTTATTATAACTATTTCGTACATCTTGTTGGTTTTAATCTTTATTGGTAGGAGCAGAGCCGAAGCCCTTACCCCAACCAACAAAAGGAATTATTATGCTTGTACTGCTTGAGTTAATGCACCAGTACCCTCGATACTTACTGAATAAGTAGGAGCATCCTCAACACCACCACTAACTTCAAAGCTAGTAACTAAACCAGAGCCAGTGTAATAAGTATCTCCAGCTGACAGAGAACCACCATAAGTGAAAGTGAATGTTACTTCTGTTCTGTTAAGCATTTGAGTTACTAAATCACTTGGATCAGTAGTTGTTCCAGCAGTAGGAGAATAGTCATAAAGACCATCAGCCGAAAGGCTAAAAGACTTTTGACCACCGATTAAATCTCTCCATCCAGAGCTATCTTTAGTACTTACATCTATTGTATCAGCATTAACTGATAAACTTACATTTTGTGAATGGAGCAGTTTATACTCTGTTCCTCCACTTGTTTCTGAGACCTTTAATATTAGGTCTGTTCCATTGAAAATTGCCATCGTTTTTTATAAATTATAATTAGTAACTAGTTATCTAAATCATCAAGGTTTGCATCCTTTTTAGATTTCTTTTTGGGTTTTCCTAAAGCATCATAGAAAGATAATAATCTAAATACTTTTTCTGAAACCTCATAAGATTCGCCTTTGGTATATTCTACTCCTCGAATCTCAATATCTTTTTTAATATATACTTTAAACATATTTATCTATTTATGTTGAATCTATAATCTTGTCTAATTCCGTAAAATCCTATGCTCCCAGCACTATCATCGTATAACTCATCTTGAGAATCATAGAATATTTTATCTACAACAACTCCAGAGAATGTTCCACTTGTATAATCCAAAGCAGTTCTTACATATCCAGCTAATGTCACTAAATCAGAATAAACATTGTCATAAATACTGATTTGCACCGTAACATAATCATATTGACTAACTCCGTTCTTTGTATTGTTAGGAATATCTGAAATCATTTGATATGTAATATAAGGTAATTTGCTATTAGTAGGAAAGTTATATCTACTAGGGAATATCCTTAAATTACCATCAGTAGTAACTAATGGAGCTACATTTGAGTCATTGCTTAGAATGTTATATATTACTTTTCCTATCTCCATTATTTCATTCTTTTATCTATCAATTTTTTTATTTGATTGATGACATCATTTTGAGCTACACTTCCTTTGTTTATTGCTGTTTTGTCTAGCATTCTAAGTCCTGGAATACCTCTAAAACCATATTCTAAAAAGTAGAAATAAAATCCAGATTTTTTCATATCAGCCCATGCACCTTTAACTCTTGGTCCTATATAAACACTTGGAGGAATACCTCTTCTGTTTTTGCCGTTTATTATAGCCAAAGACTTTTCAAGTTGTTTACTTTTTTTAGGAACTAAACTTTTAAGCTCTTGCAATAATGGTTTGGCTGCCTTTCTCATTCCTTGTCTAAGCAAAGTCTTATTTCTGCTTTCTGACATATCTAAGCTCTCTAAATCCTTTATTAAAGATTTAAGCTCTCTATCGTCAATAGTAGCTGTAACAAAACCAGCATGGCCACCTTGATTGCCTCTTAATATTTTACTTGTTCCTATTGCCATTATTGCTCTGGAAAAGGGTTAATACCGTTATCTATTAATATGTTTATCCAATCTATTTCCTTAGTGTATAAGTCTACATTGTCCCACTTAGTCTCTAAGCATTGATAGGTTTCTAGCACTCCAAACGATACTATCGCATCACTATCGTTCCATACGATGTAGTAACTCTTTACCTCTGGGTAGCATATTTCTGTTAATCTTAAACTCATCAGCCAGTTAAATTATTTAGTTCGTCATCACTTAAAGCCTCATTAAATACTGCTAGTGATTTTACTTTACCGTAGAATTTATTGCCTATACTTAAATATTCAAAAGATAAATCATTCAAACCTATAGGTACATCAGAATTTGTATCAGGTGAACCTAATTGTGTTCCATTTATCCAAACTTGTGCATTATTT